AACGGTCAGATATGTTGAATGCACGACCATCGTTCCGGGGTGGCTGACGGAAACATACTGATTGCACCAGTTCCGGGATGAAGGTGGCGGGTTGAATGTGTAGAAGAAAGCAAAATTCCGGCCGCCGCGCATCAGAGACTGATTCAGGGAACGGATCTTCTCCTCTCCCTCGAACTCATTGACTTCCTCATACCACGCATACTTGATATACCCGACAGGCACTTTAATGGATTTGACCTTCATCGGATCATCCGCACCGCGAAAGAGGATCTGCTGACCGCTTTTCTTGTAGGTTAGAGCCAGCGGGGAAACCGTTGCTCTCCACAGGTGCGACACGCCGAGAACATGAAGGCCCCACAAGATCTGCGCAAACACAGAATCCCGCAGGGTCACACCGTATCGCCGGAGAACTACCGCATTCGTTATCTCCCCGGCCTTCTCATCTCTCATGATACCGAGCGGTATTTCTATACCAACAAAAGACGATTTTGTAGAGCCGCGGCCACCCGGCAGCCAGTAATGCGTATGGCCACCGCACTTAATGTCTCGGTGCATCTCCCGGAAAGATGGGGCAACCGCATTAGAAAGCCGAATTTGCTCTTTAGAGGTCATCAATAATTTCAACCCCCGCTTCTCCCTGGCTGTCCTCTTCTCCGATCAGGTCAATGATGACTTTTGCGGCTCTGGCATCCCCCATCGTTGCGGCTTCCGTCAGGCCGATGATCATAGCCATCTGGTTGTCCACGTCTTCCGGATCAACGCCGCAACTGGCAATTCTATTCCACCGCTGCCGGTCAGAAACCGGTAATGACAGATATACATCT